TCATAGGAATAGCTGAAGTCCATTGTCGTATCCGCATGAGGCTGAACAGCAATTTCCAGAGTTTTTGGATCTACCTTATTGCCAGCTTTAGCAAGATTTATCCATGCGTGATTCCATTTTGATATTGGGTTAGTTCCTGCAAATGTCCACCCTCTATCGTATTCATACAGAAAACCATTGCCGCATAAATACAGCTTTCCGTCTGTTGTAGTGAACATTCCATTTACATCTGCTCCCACCATCCTTGACCACGCCTTCTGTATGTATGAATAAATAAATACAGTGGCGCCAATCTTAATAAGATACCATCCGAGTTTAGGGTAGTGAGCAGAGGAAAAAATCCCTGCGGTTTTTGTTTCTTTTATTAATATTGCGTTTATAAATTCCGAAAGATCATGCAGGTTGAGGCTGCCTGTAGCTATGACTTGCCTTAGAGACTTTACTCCCGAATCATAAAGAAATGCGCAATCAGTGCCAAGACCCTGCAATGTATCGGTAGCAACCACCCCAGCGCCTTCTATAAGCTGCTCCATCCTGAAATCTGAATTTGAGCCTGAAGGTGTAGCGCCTGAGTAAATTGCGATGTGATTCCTGAATAAGAACACAAGCATATTTACATATGTGAAAATATCAAGAAGCTCATCACCTTTTCTGAGAACATGTCTGAAATCTATAAAACCCGCATTGCCAGCCGATGTATAATCTTCAGGATTACTAAGTGACGAGTGAGTAGCAAGCATTTTGTTTGTCCTTTCAAGCATCCACACTCTGCCTCTATGAACATGCGGTTTAAATGAAGTAGCAGGGGGCGTGCCTCCAAGAGCGCTTACAGTTGTGCCGTCATACCTCAGAGGGGCATCAACTCCATTACACATAATGCAGATATTATTCATAGCTGCAAAATATACCTTAGCACCAGTATTGAGACCAGACCTGATTTCAGTAAGATTGCCTGCTGAGAGTCTAAATATCCGTCCTTCACCAGCAGCAAGGATCATTGACACACCATCTGCTCTTTTAAATTCAAAACCCGAGCTAAGAGCCACACCGCATGAAATAGAATTAACCCTCTCATAGCCTGGTATTTTTGCGATACTTCCCCGTTCGTTCACATGGAAATTTTGAAGTAACAGCGAATACTTAGGAGGCATCGCTGTAATAGGAAATTTAGAAGCCTCCCCACCTGAAAAATCATAAAGACTTATTATTCCTGCTCTTCTCATCAGTAATCCCTGTAAGTCATAAATCTTACCCTTTTGCCTTCTCTATATAATCCTTTAACTATTGAATCGATAAAGCTCGAAATATCCTGTGCCGAAAGGTCTCCCTGAGAACTCTTTATCATCATAGAGCCACCATCGATGAGCCAATGGTCATCAAATGGAGACCTGTCATTATCATTTACAAGATCGGCTACAGCTCTGATATATTCGTAATAGACTTTAGCGCCTGCATTGGCGCTATTTGGGCTATAATAGACTTGAAGCTGTTTGAAATTATTGCTATCAAGGCCAAATTCTCTCGCAATATAAGGTCTGCCTGTAACTGTATCAACTGCCTTATGTTCAACCCATGCGTCATCTCCTACAAGGGTTATCTTTGGCACACTATCAGACAACCCATCATCAATCTGATAATAAATCCTCAGCAATCTGTGAACATCAGATGCAAGAGAATATAATTCTTGATTGGCAACAAGGGTAATATGACTCTGTTTTTTTAACCTCTTCCAGTCCGCAGCATCAAACAATCTTCGCTGTATCTCATTAATAGACCATAAAACCAAAGATGTTATACCAGCAGCGCCTGCCAGCGTGGTTACAGTGTCAAACCTTAACTTTTCCATTAAAATCCTATTTACAAGCTGTAATGCAGTCATTGCTTATTGCGAGGCCTCCCACGTTTAGAGTTTTCTTCTGATACATCTTTTTGAATATACTCTTGAACAGGCGCATCTTCGTTGACAAGGGTTACAACACATCCCTGCTGTGCTCCATAAGAACAGAGAAATTCAATCTCTTCTAAATCTTCGGTTTCATAGTAACCTTCCTGAAACCTCATACCCCTAATCATCGTATCTGGCAAATTGCAATGAAATTTAACCATTTTGCCCTCCATTCCTTATTTTAAAATTAATCTTTCCCCGACCCATTCGGAAATTACCGCACAGTAAAAAGCCCGTATGCCTTCCGGGACAGGAAACTCTCCTCCGATAAATGCCTGTATCGTGATGGCGAAAGTGATATGCAGCATTGCAACAATGACAACTATAGGCCTTATTAAGGCTCTTATGTTTGCAACCCATGTTGATATTCCCCCTGTAATATCTCGGTTATACCAGTCAACTTTTGACTTTGTGAGGTTTGCAAGTGCGTTTGTATAATCCGCTATAACTTCAGGCTTAGTGGTAGCAAGTGTTGCCAAAGTTCTTTCAGGTGTGTCTGCTTCAGACTTGATAAATTTTTTCTTAACAAAATCAAAAACAGGGGGCAGAATAAGCCCTCCCAGAGTAGTGATAATTTCTAATGGAATCATATTTACCTCCCCTTAAGATCCTTTGCCAATTCGTCTCTCAAAGCAGAGACATTAAAGTTAGGACAGGTTTTCCCTGTCTTATCAATTTCATAATGCCCGATAACAGCCGAGACAGGAAGCCTCCAGGTGTTTAACAGATGTATAAGCATTCTTTTCAATGAGCTAAACTGAGCAATTGTAAAGGACTTCTTGCCTATCAAGCATATTCCAACTGATTTGTCGTTATAACCAAGCGCATGAGCACCAATCTCTCTTCCGTCTAAGGATAGGTCTTCATTAAGAAATCTGCCGCATTCTATAGAGCCATCTAAAAACGGAAAGTCTATCGTGGCATCAGAGTCAATATTTCCATTTAATATTACAAAGTGATATCCAATATCCCTCCACCCTCTCTGCATATGCCAGCTTCTTATCTCCCTAACACAGCCCCATTCAGAGTCAGAACAATGAATTACTATGTTAGTTATCTTTCTCAATTCACTTCTCGCCTTTAGCTTTCCTTACTGCCCTTAGAAAGCTTCTATAGACAGTTAACAGTCCATCCCCTGAGTCCCCATCAATCTCTATCTTCCTATACATAGAATCAAGCTCACAGAGAAACTCAAATCTTTCCTCAGCAGTTGCCTTTTTCCATATCAGAAAAATATTATTATTCATCCCGCTTCCTTAGAATCGTCTTAATATCCTGCTTGATTTCATCGAGGGCTTTATCTATCTTTTCAAGCCTAATGTTTACAAATTCATGAGTAGCCTTACAAGTATTGTCTCTGTAAACCAACGCCTCTTTATATCTTTCAAGTTTCCCGTCAGAACTATCCGGACAATTCTTCTCGTTGCAGTCTTTATTCTTTAGAAAAGTCAAAACTTCTCTTACCACCAGATAGGCTATAATCCCCCCAACTCCCAGTTGTGTTACATATTCAGCCATTTAATTTATACTTCTGCCAAAAAGATGGGCAAAAATAGCTCCTGATGTATAGGTGGTTACGCTGCATTTAATCCATTTAACTGGTGCTGAGATTTCAACAAGCTGTGCTGTAGTAATATTGCTTCCTATCTGCGCTCCATGAGCAGTATTGGCAGGTATAGTCGGCTCACAGCTCCCCCTTATCTGAATAGTGGCTGAAAATGTGCCGAGAATATGTATAGCTTTTCTGTTAAGCTCTCTTATATCAACCCATACCCCATCAGTCAATGCCTGCTGATTGTTAAGAAGAGTTACCTCGTTACCCCTTAAACTTGACATCTTCTATTACCTCCTAAAAACCATAGGCTCTAAATTTCACGCCTGTGAGTGCTGAAAGGTTAGTAGCATTAGGGACTTCTGCACCCGCACCAGCAGCAACACCTGCAACACCAGAAACAGCACATGCTGCCCCTGCTGCATGGTCAGGTGTAGTAGCAACAGAAGAAGTAACAGCAGTTGCACCTGAAGCATGTGGTAAAGCAGGAGTAGAAACTGCAAGTGTATTTGCAATCGCAGCCCTCGGATGAAAAACCCTTACTCTTCTATTCGTATAGTCATATTCAAATAGAAAACCGCTTCTCATTGGTATGTCTATAAAGGTTATCACCTGAAGTCTCAGGTTTGCTGGTGTAAGCTCCATTCCACCTGTTGCATAAGAACTACTAAAGGCAATTACGCCTTCCCTGACGCTTTCTCTACCCATCCTTGTCATTCTTTCAATTGTTATTGTTAATGCCATCTATTTATCCCTCTTTAGTTAAGGGAGAGAGGCTAAGCCCCCCTCCCTCAGTTGTTACGGTGCGAAGGCTGTAATGTTTCTCAACCACATGTGCGTTCTTGGATGATGTAGCTCAAGCCCTGCTTCGTTAAGCCACTCATCAGCCTGTGCATCATCACCCGGCGTTTGCCTGTTCTTCAGGAATTGCACATCGTCAACATACCGCTCAACAATGTGCGCAGGGTCCACAATCAAAATATTTGCTCTGTGCACAGCATGTTCGTTGAATAACGGATGTGATTTCAGCAGAAGTTCGCCAAATGGAGTGATGTATTTTACGAGATTCATTCCATATGCCTCATCCTTTGCAGTTGCTGTAAGCTCAATACCGCCGCGCTTTGCCATAGTTGCGAGCACCCTTAGCGCGGTAGAACCACAAAGAGCAAGTTTCTCAACGCTGCCGAATCTGAATACTTGCTCCAAGTGGCCATCCCACCCGGATTCGCTAAGCGAACCGCCAACATCAATAGAGTTAGCGGATGCTAAAGTCTCTATCCATCTCACTATGCCTCTTGTTGTGCGAAGCGGCTGACCTCTTGCGCCAGTTGCAACGCTCCTATGGCCAAAAATAAAGGCTCTTTCTTTCTGAATGCTGAGAATTTCAAGCGCCTCCTTTTTAGCCTGTTTGACCTGATCTCCAGTGCGGAGTCTGGTCTTCATAGCAGTTCTGGTCATAAACAGCGGTGCACGGAAAATCTGGCAGAAGTTGTTATTTTCTGCCGGGTTATAACTTACAGCAGCGGGAAGCGCTCCGCCTTCCTCATTGGCATTACCGACTATTAACAGCCATGCAGCATCGGCAATAGCTGCTGCTGCAATTTCACCCGCAGCAGTGCCCCTCGCAACAACTATAGCGGTATCCGAAGTCGGGTCAGCAGTAACCCTCATAATCTCACCCGTTGACTCCACTAACACCATTGCGCCGATTTTGCAGGAAAAAGCGCCAGCTCTGTCTGCTGCATCACTTGTTGTGTGAACAGTAATTGTTGTATCGGTCGCAATCCGTGCCCCGTTCACCTGCAATCTCTGGGCTGGAAGCCCTCTTGTGAACCAGTGATAAATAGCATCATCTGTTTTTTCACTTTTGAGCATTGCCAAAAGCGCTGTTAGTGGAGCTTTTCCATTCGGATATAGCTCTAAAATCTTCTCTCTCCAGTTTTCAGGCCTTTGCCCTGTTACTGCAAAAGAGCCTGTTCCTCTCAAACCAAGTATCATTTATATCTCCTAAGTGAGCTCATCAAGCTCTTTTCTTAAGCCACTTCCTTGAGCAGGGACATTGACACCACCAACCGCAGAAAGAGAAATAGGTCTCTTGCCTTCCTTGAGCTCCTGCAACAACGCTTTTCTCGTTGATTCAGAGACTTCTTTACGAGTCTTCTCAAGGATACTTTCAATATTCATCGCCACGCCCATCTTATAAGCAAAATCACAGGGATCATCAGATACCCGGAAGGCTTCTGCTATATCAGGCCTATCGTCAAGAAGAGGCATAAAGTGTTCTTCAACAACTTCGCCATAGTCTTTATACCTGACTTTTGCTTTTTCCTCTGATATCTGAAATCTTGTCTTTCTGATTTCAGAGAAGACATCCCTCATTTCAGGACCCATAACCTTTCTCACCGCATCAGATACTTCACTGTCAACTTCTTCTGCTTCAGTCTCTTGCGGAGTCTCACTTGTAGTCATTTGAGTCCTGAGCATAGCGATTTCAGCAAGATAATCCTTTCTCTTACCTCTCTCCTCAGAGAGCGCCCGGTTAAGGTTATCAATCTGCTCTTGGGCTTTCTTTAGTTTTCCCTCAATAGCCTCACCAGTCTCCTCCGATACGATGCCAGCGTCATCGTCTTTTACTGCTGGTTCGGTTTCCTCTGGCTTAACCTCTTCGCCTGGAGTTTCCGCAGATTCAGTTTCTACAATTTCCAGTCCTCCAAGCTCATCCATTTCCTTTCTCAACTCATCTGACATACTACCTCCTTTATACGGGTGGTCCCGATGCTACTGGTAACGGCGTAGCTCCCGGAATATTTGCTAATGTTTTATCTTCCTGAAGTCCCATTCTCTGTATGATTTCTTCCTTTTGTGGAATATCTGACGCCTCAATAACAATATCTGGCGGTATAGGAATTCCTATCTTCAGCAGGGCCTCCATCTTTGCAAAGTTTTCAAGCCTGATGCTCGGAGAAGATGGAACCTGTATAATAATGATGTCAAAATCTGCCGCATCAACACTTTGAATTGCCTGAATAAGCTCTGGTATTGCCCTCTTAGGCCCAAGTATCCGTGCAATCTTTTCTTCAGGCATAAACTGCTGAAATCTTGAAATAACCAACTGTGTGGCAAGCTGCATTGTATAGCGAAGATTATCAAAAAGCCCCATTATAATCGTCATGCCCTGCCTTCTTCTGAGATCTATTGCAATGCCTGACTGTGTTGCCTCACGAAACCCAAGCAGATCGTCATTAATTCCTGAAATACGCTTCAGATCTTCTCCTGCTTGCTCCTCAAGCCTTGCATGCGCTATTGGAAATTGCGGTGGCTGAACGATTGTCCATGATGCACCTTGTTTGGCTACAAGTGCAAAACCAGGCCGATTACCAACTCTCTCAAAATCATCAGCAAGCTCAGGGTCATCTGTAATAATCCCCGTATTAATAGAGCTATTGAGTATCCTCAGCAGCTGGCTGCTTCTTTTGTTGAGTTCTTTCTGAGCATCTTTCAGGTTTCTCACAATGCCGAAATCCGAAGTTCCTCTATATGCAAAAAATGGAATATACGGATAAAAGTCATCCTTATAGGGTGAATCTTGCCACTCAAGCACAACCCCCCCCGCATAACCGCATAGCCTTGCAAACTTCATTTTTTTCTTTGTTTTCTGAATCATCATGAGGTAAGGATTGTTTTCGATTATAGGCTTAAGTTGTTCTTCAGGCATATCTGAAGCATCATGAATATTTCCATCCATCATGTTGACAAGCAATTTCGTTTTTCTATAAACACGATACCAAACTTCTAAAATAGGAATAGTTCTTCTCAAAGATGCTGTGCTCATTGTAAGAGTGCTGCCAAGTTTTGAGTCAAAATCATGAAAATAACCAACAAGTTCTTTTTCTTTTTCGGGCCAGAGGTTTTTTGCAGTTGATCTCGAGATGACTTTTTCTCTAATAAGATAATCACAATCCTCAAGGTTATATTTGACAGATTTCGGGTCATACAATATCTCATTGCCGGAAATGGCTGTAACAGTTGTTTTCCCTTCAAACATATCTTCTTCAAAGTCTTGCTCAATTGCAAGCCATGAACGCCCTGTTACGATTCCCTTTTTAAATACTTGAGATAATTCCCTTTCGCCATTTTTCCTATCCCATATCCACTTCAAGACTTCCGACATACCTTCTGCAATCGGTGCATCTTCTTCAGTTCTGCCTAAGGTCCTCATCTCAAGAGGCTCTTGTGATTGCACGCCCAGAACAAGATTAATTAAAGGAAAAATCTTGTTTTTGGTTAGACAGGGTGCTGCAACACCCTCAAGCAGTTTTCGCTCTTTCTCTGTCCACTGCTCGCCTTCATAGAATTTCTCATCTTCTTCAGCATTCCTGATATAAGTCTCATGATGCTGTTGCGCTTCCCTTCTCCAGCCATAAACCATATTGGTAAGCTGGGTCTCATCTCTTATGTCTTCAGGTGTTTCTGGATAGGTCTTCATACTGTCATCCATGTCCTCTGTTCTCTTTTATGAACCCTTTTCGGCACTCTTTCCCTGAATCCCACCGCAAAATATCTAAACGCATCTGCTCCATGCGAACTCCAATCGTGCACGGGCTGACTTTTGAAACATTTGTTTTTCTCGTCATATTCTCTATGGTAGTTTTCAAGCGCCTCAATGCCTCTTTTGCACTTGCTTTCATCAAACCAACACCGAGAAAGTATGTTTCTTGCCGCCTCGATTCCATCTTCTATGCCGAGCTTTGGAAGGACATTCAGAGGTCGAAGATTCAGAGACAATGCAGTCTCCTTTCTGCTCTTTCCTGTCCCCAATTCCCTGACTTCTATGTCAAAGGGAAAATTGAAAGAACCATATACATACGGTTTTTCTTTCAAGACTTTCGCATAATGTGCAAATCCTTCTCCTGAATGCTCATAATAATCAATGACTCTGATTTCCTGTCCTGCATGCTGTGTAAACCAGATGGTCATTGAATCGTCTATACCTAAATCCCACCAGGTGTCGATTGGAATCTGCGGAATCCAGGGGACATTGGTAATTCTGTTTTCTTTTCTTGCTGATTCAAGCTGCCTCGCATAATAAGCCCCTGATACTGCGCCAAAGAAAGAACAAAAGAACTCTTGCTGAATAAGCTCCTCATCCATACCTGCCCTTCGCTCTTCCTCAATGTCTGCTTCTGAAATAGTTTTTGTATCCTTGACTGTGAGAATCTCACAGAACCAAGAAGGATTGTCCTTCGCCATCAAGTATAAATCAAAGCCATGATTGCGTCCTCTCGGTGTGTATAAGAAAATCGCCCAACCTTTGTTTTCGGTTAAAATCGGCCTCACAAATCCCCATGCTCTGGGATCTTGTAGTGAATATTCTGAGAACACACATCCCACAGGGTTAGGGCCTACAATCGTATTGAAATTGTCTGAGCCTATTATTTGAAATAGAGAACCATTGACGGTTTTGATTCTCATTTCAGTTTCGTTTTTCGAGACAGTAAGCTCATCAGGAAAGTGGTCAAGAAGCTTCATACCAGCATTGTCGATGCCGTCCCATAAGATTTTTTTCCCCATTCTGTAGGTCGGAAAGAAGTAATAATACTGCCCAACACGCTCAAACATCCTCTTGATGACAAAATTCAAGGCTGTCTTGTCTTTCCCGGAGCGTCTATGCCAGATACATACTGCCCTCATTGTGCCTCCGTCAAGGGCCTTGAACACAGGCAGTTGATACGGTCGTGGCTGAAACCTGTGCGGAAGTGTTATCTTCATTTTCTTAGCTCTGAAGCTCTGAAGCTCTCAACCTTTTCTCTCATTCCTCATACCTTTTTTCAATGAAATGCCCTATTTCCCCGCCTTTTTGCCCATTTTGTCCCCACTCTGTTGAAAAAATCACCCTCGATATTGTCAAGTCTTTTCTGCAAATTCTCTCAGAGCCTTTATTCTCAATAGTTTTCATAGTTCCTAATTAAGCTGCACTCCTCTCAAGTTTTGATACCTTTATCCCTTCAAGAATTACCCTTGCCTCTTTTGTCGTATCAACCCCATACCAACAGCCCCGATAAATCTCCTTTTCCCCCTTACAGTCCCTCCTCCCTCCATATAGAGGTCTCTTAGCCTTCTGCTTTTACCAACAACAGCCCTGATAAATCCCATCTGTCTCGTTCTCATTTTTTCCCCCTTTTTGATACATTTCTCTTATTTTTCAATGACTTACACCTATCAATGTCTGATAATGCTATATTATGTTAAATCTCCAATATTTTCCTTATTTTTCAATAAGTTAGATTGTTGCTGATTTGGCAACGATTCTATTCCCATTTGCGAGGCATTTTCAAGGCATTTTGAGGGCTCTTTTTCAATGTTTCCCTCCACTTTTTCTTGATTCACGCTCATCATCTTCTTTGGCTCTCTGGCATAATTCACGACTTCAACTACTACATCAAGGCTTCCTGAGTGCGTAATTTCTTCGCCGTACTTTCGTGGCTTGAACTTTGAGGCGATCCATTTCCGTGCATCAATCTTCAGACGCTGAGCATTGTAATTCCTATCGTTTGACTCATCTGCGAGTGTAACAATCTGCTCAACATAGACATCGGCACGGATATCGCATGCACGAGTGTAGGCTTGAAAAAAATTGATGTTCTCTTTTTTTATGATTGCATGTAAGAATGTTCCTGCCTGAATCCCCAAGTCCTTGCAAGTTTTCTGCAAGCTCCCGCCTTCGGCGATTCGCTCACAAACAACACTCACAATCTCAGAAGTAATCATCGAGCCCTTACGCTTTTTTTCTTTCTCTCTTTCTACTACTACACCCATATCTTTTTTTTCTTTCTCCTTTACAACCACACCCTTTCCTTCCTTCTCTTTTTTTTCTTCTTTCTTACTTCTATTGATTTTACAGCGAAAATAGAATATATCTATGTGCAAAAATATATGAATACATATTGATACATAGTGATTTTTCATTGTAAGTCATTGATTTTCAATAGTTATTTATTTTTCTTATACCCCCTATAGCCCCCATTGACAATGGTATCAGAGCGGTGGTAAGATGGTAGTATAGGATAGAGAAGGAAAGGAGGTGAGAAAAGTGGAAGACAAGCAGGACTATTACAGCGTAAAGTATGAACGAGGGAAAGAATGTAGGGTAAGACGTATAGACTGTGCGCTATGCAACTACTCTGTATATGCGATAGGGGCGAAAAGAACCAAGTCGGGGCATAAGTGGCCCTTCATGGTGCACGATATGAAGCGGCACCTGAGGGACGTACACGATAGAAATTTGTACCGAAGAGCCA